AGATCTCTGATTTGTCTCTGGTTGAGGCTAATCCGAGTATTGTTTTGAGAAATGCCATGCGTTAACTTTGTAATCTCCTTGGAAAGGGCGTTGAAATGACGCTCTCGCTCCTGTTCGAACTTGATAGTGTTTTCGAGTTCTTCGTAACCTTCCTTTAGTTCCCTTGCCTTATTTTGAACGTCTTCAATCCTATTTAACCGGAACTCTTCTTCAATTGACTGAGTACAAGTAGGGCATACCGTATTCTCACTAAAGAACTTGTGTTCTTTGGTAATAGTAGTTACTTTCTGAGAGATCTTACCTTTGAGATTGTTTAGTTTTACCAACTTATCGCTAGAACCCCGAAGCGTTTCAAGATTTACTTGAAGTGTTTGAATATTACCTTCTAGTTCTTTATTCAGTTCCATATGATTACCAACTTCCTCATCCAAATTGGCAATCTTTTCTTTATTGGCATTGATATTGGCATTACCACGATTTTCCAACTCTTCGATGAAGTCTTGCTGCATCTTCATCTTATCTTTTAGAGTATCTTTTTTCAAACTTAAAGACTTTATTTGATCTTTTTTTGTTCTAATATTTTCTTTGATTAAACTATTCATCGCAGAAAAAATACGAATGTCTAGAAGATCTTCAATAACTTCTCTTCTGTTTGCAGTAGTCAACTGCATGAAAGGAACAAAGGTGCTACTACCCAAAATGACAATCTGAGTGAAAGACTTATAGTTTACCTTGAGAATATTTTCTTCTAAAATGCGTTGGTTAGCGCGATCATCTGCCTCCCTATGAAGAGGATTGCCATTTACTTCAATATCAAAAACGTTTGGTTTAATTCCACGACGAACTAAGTAATCTCTACTATTGACAGAAAATTCAATTTCAACAATACAATCTCTTTCATTGACTGTATTTGCCAATTGTGGTTTATTAATCTTACGAAATGGTTTATTGAAAAGAACAAACGTGAGTGCATCCAGCATTGTGGATTTGCCTGCCCCATTTGTTCCAATAATCAAGTTTGTATGATGTTGCTGAAAATTAATTTCAGTAAAGTTGTTTCCAGTTGACAGGAAATTTTTATATCTAATTTTCTTAAAAATTATCATTCTTAGGGGGAATTACGATGTCGTTAGGGGTTATCACTGCATATTTGTAATTATAATGCTTACACGTCTTTATGGCAAGCTCATCGTCAACTTCTACAATATCCATCGTAGTCTCTTCCTGATCTTCAAGCATCATAGCATAACGCTCTGCATCATCCTCCTCCTCAAAAAGAAACAAGACTTTGTGCCCATACTGATCTTGAACTGCATAAGCACCGTCTTCTTTTTTATCTCTAAGAGTTAAAAGATACATTTACTCTACTTCGCAAGCCTGTTTATACAAATCTTGGAAGATACTCTTGATCATATTTTTATCAAGTTCAAATTCAGATTCATCAATATATCGATTCAAAATAGATAACGTATTTTCATCTTCATCAATCTCAAAATCTTCAGACTCTTGTATTTCAAAATTTTCAATAATTTTTAAGTCTTGAACTCCAACGGAATATAATTTATCAATAAATTTTTCAAAATCTTTAGGTTTAGTTTTTTTACGAACTATTACCTTTACAATCTTATTCTTATATTCTGTAGTATTAAAAAGTTTGTGATTAGTATCTTCGTAATAGATGTTATAAAATAATTTATAAGGATTGTCAATTTGAGTATGTTCTAATGTATCAGTATCAAATATCGTAAACCCCCTAGGATCATTCACATCATTCCAAAACATCTCATAAGGATTTCCTAAGTAGAAGATTCTTCCATCGTTTGATCGTGTATGGTAGTGACCAGAGAAGACCTTTGCGAATTTCTCAAAGATGTTGCACTCCATACCGTCTTCCATGATATGGCCTCGATGCGCTCTAAATCCGTTGAGCTCAAGGTGCCCCATCGCACATACGCTAGTTGAATTTTGAATAGATTGAAGACTGCTTTCAAGGTTTTCTGCATTAATCCAAGGAATAAACAATACATTTAAATTATGTATGGTAACTTCTGTTACTTCACTGTAAGTTTTAATATTGTTATATGTCTGTAAAAGAAGTTCTGGTGAGTTTACATTATTAGTATTTTTATAGTAACAATCATGATTTCCCACGATCATATGAACATCATAGTTCTTCAGTCTATTAAATACTACTCTTTTTGACCATTCCAAACTTTGATAGTCAATTGACTTTCGACTATCAAAAGCATCACCCATATGAATGACGGTAGAAATTCCTTCTTTTTCTAGGGTAGGAAAAAATACATCATTATAAAATTGTTCGAAATAATCGTGCAAATATTTTGATCCTTTTCGAGCACCATAATGAGTGTCAGTAATAATTGCTACTTTCATTCTGCGTGATGTGCTTTCAGATCTGGGTTCGGGGTGGATGGTGTGAATGGATCTCGACTTCTGTTTTTGATTACGATAAAAGCATCTTTATTATATTTACGAGTTCCGATGGGGGATTGCCACTTTTTATTATATTCTTCACCAACATCAATACCAGAGACTTGAGTTCCTCCAATTTCAACGGCAATATCATCATCAGCAGTCCATTCAAGTTTTTGGAGAGCAATAGAAAGTTTTCCTAACCAATCAGCACTTCGCATTACATTCTCCTCAGGTTCAAGATTTCCGATCATCGATTTCGATATTGAATATTGTCTTTAATAGTATTATAGTCTGAACTATGCCCAGAAAGCAAGCTATCATCAACCATCATGACCTCATCAAAACCAGTCTTCTCGATGATTTTAGTCTTGATATCTAATTGCTTCTTTTCCTTCTGAATGCGCCTCAGGAAGGCGTAATGAATAATCTGGGTAAAGTAAGCAAATGGGTTCTTAGACTTCTCTGGATCGAAGTTATGAATGTATTGAACACAATTTTCAATCCCATCAGAGATCATATCTTCTCTGAACATATAATTCACAAAGTTAGGCTTATATGAAAGGTGTGTTGCAATTTTAAGAAAACATTCACCAAGATAATTAGGAATTGGAGGTTTTCCTTCCCACTGCTTTGCTCTTTCTTGTTTTGGTTGCTCAGTGAGGTCTTTATTGAAAGTCTTTTTGTATGATTTTTCTACCCTTATACGATAGTTAATCATTGCCTCCAACAATTCTTTGTTATTTACATAATGTTCTGTTTTCTTTTTTGGCATAACATCGGACTCTTTTAATATAAGTTGTTTTTATTATACCATACAAACAAGGGGCTTGACAATACTGCAGAATATAAGTAGACTACCTTTGTTAGGGTTGAAGAATGAGCTTTAGCTTTCTTTAGAATCTTCTATTTCTAATTTAAATATATCCTCAAGTTTTTTACGAGCATCTTCTACTGTAGAAACGTATCCCATCTTTTGTGATGGAGTTACTTTTCCTGCAGAAGACTTTGACTCAGAAATAGAATCATATAAGTTATCATCTTCATCTTCAATATAGTTAGTGTAAATATCAATTAATCTTTCGTCAGTTGTTTCTGTCATTGTCATAATCTTATCGGGTTTTATAATAAAGATATCATCAGATGACATCTCAATCCATGATTTGACTTTAATATGCATTCCTCGATGACTGTTAATGATCTTCATCGTAATAGGATTTTGAAGCATAATGATAGGATCACCCTCATTTTCATCAATAGAGATTAGTGATAAAATCTCTTCTCCAGATGTAAGTTTTATGATCGCGTAGAATTCATCTCCCATTAGTTTTTAAGCGGTATGTTTACAATATCGTAGTTAAAGTTTTCCTCGTTATAAATTTTTATTCTTTCTATTAAATGATTAAGTGTATAGTTTCTCCTGGATTTGTAGGAAATGTCGTCAGCAATGTCATAGAGAGTTGCCTTTGTCTTGTTATTTCCTTTCCTGAGCACCCTTCCAATAGACTGGAGATTCCGAATTCTAGATTTGGATGGAGAAGCAAAAATAACATTGTGCAGATTCTTAATGTTGATACCTGTACTAAATGTTCCGTATGAGGCAACTATTATTGCGTTACTTTCCTTTTCGGTAATCTCCCTTACTAATTCCCTATCTACAGTATCTACTCCACCATGAACAAAGAATACATGACGATCATCCACCCTACCGTTATTTATTAAATCGAATAATGGTTGACCATGACCTTCAACTCTTGAAAAAAGTATGAGAGTATTTCCCTTCAAATCAAGTGCAAGATTGCGTATAAATTTATTACGTCTTTCATGATTTATGATATACTGAACTTCCTCCTCAAAGTTTTCAAATTTATGAGCAGGGTGTTTCAATAGAAGAACATTAATATCTAATTTGGCAACGTGACCTTTCTTCATCAACTCTTCAGTCTTGATGATTTTGTAAGATGGTCCAAATAATCCTTCCAATACCCATTTATGAGTTTGAGTTCCATCAAGAGTGCCTGTAAAACCAAAACGATACTTTGCATCAGCAAGTTTTGACATTATAGATATTAATGACTTAGACTTAAACTGGTGTGCTTCATCTCCAACAACCACATTAAATCTTGAGAAGTATTTGCGAGGAAGTTTGTAGATGGATTGCCAGGTGGTGATAATCACCTGTGAGTCAGTCTCTCTTTCTTTTCCCGCATAGATCTTGTGGCAATATGAACCTACATCCCAACCATAGTCTGCAAAGTCTTTATACATCTGTTCTACTAGGGAAGTCGTCGGAACGACTATCAGAATACTTTGTTGCCTCTCAACGTAATATCTCACAAGAGAGTATATCATCAGAGACTTTCCAGAAGCAGTTGGGGATATCAACAACCTTCTATTATGTCGTAGGGCGTCGTATACTCCCTCTACTTGGTAATCGCGTGGAGAGTACTTGCAAATAGCATTCATATAATCTTTCACACCTTCCTTTGAAATGAGGTCATTAACCTCAAAAGGAAGACCATAGAATTTGTTATCGGCAAACTCATAGGTATATTCATGGTCGTCACAAAACTTTGTGAGTTTATCCAATAACCCGACATATATCTCACCAGTCTGGGTATTAAACAAACGAATTTTTCCGTCCCAGTATTTGTTGCGATACTGAGGCATAAATTTTGCGCCAGGAACTTCAAAGGTAAACTGATCTGCTAACTCGTAGTAGACATGTGGTTCTGCTTTT